AAGGCGAAGTAAGAGTTCAATACGCAAACATACACACAGTAAAAGGACTTACATTTGACAATGTTATTGTTGATTTAACAGCAACGAGAATAGAAGATTATTTTACACAATTAAGGCTAAAATATGTTGCTTACAGTAGAGGTAGATATGATTGTTGGACAATAAAATCACAAGGGACCTACACTTTAGGACAAAAAAATAAATTGAATAGATGGGTAACTTTACAAATTTAATATAGGAGAACAATATGAGTGCATATGACAAACAAATAGCAGGATCTCATTACAAAAACTACGAGATTCAACCATCGGAGTTCGTAAACAAAAATAAAATTCTTTTTGCAGAAGGTAATGCAATAAAGTATATATGTAGACATTCTTCAAAAGGAAAAAAAGAAGATATATTGAAAGCGATACATTATTTAGAAATGATAATAGAAAGGGATTACAATGTGTAAATCACCAGAAGATTTAGATCTTGATGGCATAGATACAGTTGCCGTTGATATAGAAACATACGATCCAAACCTTAAAACAAAAGGATTGGGAGCAATAAGAAAAGATGGTTTTATAACAGGGATAGCTGTTGCGACTGGTAAAGAGACTGCTTATTTTCCTCTTAATCATTCTGACACAGAACTTGATTTTGATAAAGTTAGAGAGATCTGGAAGTCTTTGAATGATAGAATATTTCAAAACGAAAAAATTACAAAAGTATTTCATAATGCTATGTATGATGTTTGTTGGATTAGAGCAGTTACAGGTAAGATGATGAAGGGAAGATTAGTAGATACTATGATCGCAGCTTCTGTAATTGACGAGAACCGATTTAAATACTCATTGGATTCTTTGTCTAAAGATTATTTAAACGATACTAAATACAAATACGATTTACAAAATAAAACATTAGAGTGGTCAGGCGGTATGGTAAAGGACCCTATGTCCAACATGCACAAACTACCTGCATACATTGTAAAAGATTATGCAAAACAAGATGTAGACTTAACTTTAAAATTATGGAATTTATTTAATGAAAAATTAGACGAAGTATTATACACAAAAATAGATGAAGATGGCAACAAAGAATTAAAAAATTGTAGACAAATATTTGAATTAGAAACTAAATTATTTTTATGTTTAGTTGACATGAAATTTAAAGGAGTTAGAATTGATGTCGCAAAAGCTACTTTACTTGGAAGACATTTAAAAAAGAGAAGAGATCAAATAATAAAAGCTATAAAAAATAAAACTGGCATTCATGTAGACATCTGGGCTGCTTCTTCTATTAAAAAATTGTTAGATTACTTAGATATAAAAGATTACAAAGTTACGCCTAAGTCTAACATGCCACAACTTCCAAAAGATTATTTACAAACACACAAAGAAAAGTCTTTACGTATGATTGCCAAGGCAAGAGAGTACGATAAAGCAGCTAATACATTTGTAGAGGGTTTATTAGGTTATGTTCATGGAGATAGAATACATGCAGATATTAATCAAATAAGATCAGATCAGGGGGGAACAGTTACCGGTAGATTTTCAATGAGTAACCCTAACTTACAACAAATTCCATCAAAAGGTTTTATAGGTAAAAAGATGCGTGAATTATTTATTCCTGAAGAAGGACATAAATGGGGATCTTTTGACTACTCGCAACAGGAACCACGGATCGTTGTTCACTATGCTATTAAATTAGGTTTACCTGGTACAGAAGATCTAAAAGAAGAGTTTGACAAAGAAGGTGCAGACTTTCACCAGATCGTTGCAGATATGGCTAAGATATCTAGGAAACAAGCTAAGACAATTAACCTTGGACTCTTCTATGGTATGGGTAAAATAAAATTACAAGCAGAACTTGGTTTAGATAAAACTGGTGCTAAGAAATTGTTTGATGAATATCATGGTAAGGTGCCTTTTGTTAGACAACTATCTCAAGATCTAATTCAGTTTGCTACAGAAAATAAATTACTATTTACTTTGTACGATAGATTTTGCAGATTTAATAAGTGGGAAACTACTAATAAAGAATGGGACCCTTCTATAAATAGATTTAAACCTGTAAAATTATATACTTTAGAAGAAGCTAAAGAAGCTTACAAAGCTGAAATGTTAGAGAAATATAAAGAAAATAAAATAGATTCTAACTACATGGACTTTTTTGACGTGTACTATACTCCTGCATTTACTTACAAAGCATTGAATAGATTAATTCAGGGATCCGCTGCAGACATGACTAAAAAAGCTATGGTAGATCTATATGAAAAAGGTATAATACCTCACATACAAATACACGATGAGCTTTGTATTTCAATCAAAGACGAAGAAACACGGATCACGGTCCAAGAAACAATGGAGCAAGCTATACCTCTTGAAGTAAAAAACAAAGTGGACTATGAATCTGGACCAAATTGGGGTACAATAGAATGATAAATTATGGCTTATTTAAATGCAGACATACCTCCAATTTACTGTAAAATAAGGAAGGAGTACTTATATGACCTTACAAAACATCACGGAGAAAGTGAAGATTGTTGTATCTTTGCTGTTACGTCAATTACCGATCGTGCGTTATTATTTAACATTATGTTACCAAATGGTGCGTGTTTTTGGAGACTGCCTATCTCAGCGTTTTTCCAAGAACGTTATGATCGTTCCGAAGTGTTGGATATGCCAATCGACCAGTTACAATTGTGGAATAGCTTTAGTTATTATCCTAGCGTTCATTGCTTTAGTTTTTTAAGAGGCAAACGTGGCAAATATTTTGGCAAAGATAAAAAAAATTATCCTTTCGAGTATTTATTTACTATTGACTGGGGCCATCCAGAAGGTAATATACTGGATACCGAACACTCTGAAATTCCTGCGGAACATAAGTGTGCACATATATTGGCTCTTGATGACGGCAATTATGCAGCTCAGCCTAACAATCGTATTTTGTGGGACGCTCCTAACTATACTACTGATAACATGGTACCAGATTATATGGTCCAAAGTACAAAATGGAATGTCGAAAATAAAGATTGGTTGACAGAAGATTCAAAAAAAATGTTTTACGAAACGGAAGAAAACAAAAAATAAATTTATGAGTATTAATATGAACTATTATTTTACAGGTGCATTGGTTATTGCGTTTATTATTTTAACAATAATTGTAGCACCGATATGACCAGAAAAACTAACACGATGTTAATAGGATTACTTGGTACAATATTAACAGGTCTCGCTACATGGACACTCGTCACACTTATAGAACTTCAGTTAACAGTAACTATGATTCAAACTGATTTGATGTCTATTGACAAGCAATTTGGCAGAGTCTATAATTTCATCGATTCAGTTAGAGGTAATTAATGAAAAAATGTAATAAATGTAAAAAAGAATTTGAACCAAAAGACGAATTTGATATGTTTTGTAGTCAAAATTGTAAAGAAGAAGCACTTGCAGACCTTGACAAAGACAGCGATGAGTGTTTAAGTTGTCAATAATGAAAGTATCAGCAGAAGTAGTAAAAGGTATCTGTCCAACATGTGATGAAGATACTATGTTAGTAGGACTTACAAATGAATTGTATAGATGTATGAATTGTGGTGCAGATCTACAACAACACGTAAATGGTAAGATAAGTTATCTACCTGTTATTGCAACACCTTCAGATAAAAAGGTTCAACCTTTTGTAAAAGAATGGAAAGATGGCTAAACAAAAATTTACACATTTCGTACCCCGTGATAAACCTAAGAAAAGAGGCCCTCGGCAACATAAAAAATCGCTCTCAAAGGGAGAGAAACGTCAAAAATCACAAAAAAGATACAAAGGCCAGGGTTGACATTATCCTAAAATATCCTACATTGTAGGTATGAAAGGAAATAAAATGAAAGCAAAAGAAATAACAATACAAGATACGTTAAAAGAAGAAATCAAAAATCTAAAAGAAGAAACCAAAGTCTTTAAATCATATAAAAAATTAATTTTAACAGCTGCTAAATCTGAATACGATCCGGAAGATGTAGTCAAAGGTTTAAAATTTGCTGCTAAATTAATTGATGAAAAGAAATGGGCACTATTAGAAAAAGTAGGTGGAACATCTGGTGATTTGATGGCAAGAGGTGAATGTTCTAAATGTGGAATTAATTTGGTAGGTGAAGATCCTGCACCAAGAAATTTTACATTACCATGTTTAATAAAAGGATGTATTTATAATACAGAAACAAATGAAAGAGAGGAAATACAATGAGTATAAAAAACGTAAAAAAATGGATGGATACTGCGGAGATAGGTTCTTCAGTTATTTACTATACTGGTAATTTAGCAGAAGATAGATGTTATGACAAAGGTGTTGAAGTTATACCTAATGCATTTAGAGAATATGCAGAAGAAGAAAAAGTAGAGTTTTTCCAAAAAAGAAAAACAAAAGTGGATAAATCACAAACACCCAAGAGACCTATTCTTGACTACATAGTTAGGAAAATAAAATGAAGGAAAAAAAAATAACCATTACCAGTAAAGATATAACTAAAAAACAATGGTCCAATTTAGTTTTAGAGTTAAACTTGATTAAAAAAGCGTGGTCCTCATTTGCAACATTAGAGTTGCAAGGGACTGCTGTTAAAAAGATCGTGGCTCACGGAACACGGAACTTTGATTCAAAAGTATTAGAAGACTAATGGATCTTATTATTCTACATGATGGTTTGTATCATTTAGTAGAAGTAACTAAAGAAATGACAGAAGGTCATGTCTTTAAAAATTGTTTTGATCTGTGTGATATACTAAGAGAGAAATTAACTGTTTATCATACAGACATAAACAAACATCTATTAAAAGATGGCAGCGTTTTCTTTGGTTGTGTGTGTAATTAAATAATTTCTTCAAGCTTACATGAAAATTTTGTGTAAGCTTCCATGCTGTTGGTCCATTCTGGATCAAATCCTGCAATCAATTTATAAGAGTAATCATAACCATATAATATACAACTATTATAATCATCAAACAATACGGTTGGTGTAGGTATAACTTTGCACTGATTACTTGCAATACCTGAGCATAACACCATAAATAAAACTATTTTTGTCATTGACAAACCCCTTAATACATCCTATATAGTCATTATAAATAAATGAAAGGTTAAAATGACTGATATAAATAAATACAGAAATGTATCATTAACACACGACACATACAAGACATTGATAAAGTTGTCTAAGGTATTACTACCTGATGCAACATTATCTATAAGTAAAACCATTGAATCAATTGCAAACGAGAAAGCGAAGAAATTAAATGGAAAATTCAAAAAAGCGTAGGCATTCTGGGATATGCCCAGATTGCAATGGAAATGGTTATAAACAGTTCCATTTAGAAGAAGGTAGAGAGCATGTGGTTTTACAATGTGAAACCTGTGACTCGGAAGGAGAAATCTATGTGGATGAGTCCGAAGTTGTTGAGTTTTATCTTGATGATGATACTCCTACAAATGATGTTGGTAAGTTGCACTAGGGATTTGACTCCTAATGCTTATACAACGGTATTAAAACAATTAATGAAAGGAAAAAATGAACAGTAATTACCATTTAGATATAGCTTATATTGCAGGACTCTTTGATGGAGAAGGTAGTCTAACTTATAAAAAATATAAAGAAAAGAAAAAATCAGGTACGTATGATTGTAGACGCATTTCTATGGAGATATCTATGACAGATAAAAATGTTATAGAACTTGTACATGAGACTTTGATGGTAGGCACTGTAAGGCCTAAGAAGGTCCCTAAGGGTATGAAACCACAATGGCGTTGGCGTTGTACGTTTAGAGATTGTTTACATGTTTGTAAGAAGTTATGGCCTTATGCTATAGTTAAA